CGGGAAAACCGGCTTTAGGCGAGTATTTTACTGATCTAGAGAAGGTTTTTCGACTCAAACATTTTGAAGGAGATATGATGCTTGAGGGCCGGTCAGGCCATTCCATTAGATTTGGAACGGCGTGGCTCCAAGGCAGAGTAGATTCCACGGCTCGAGATAAAAAAATTCCATGGCAATCGCTCGAGAAAGACCAACAGCCAAATCTACTTATTAGGGTAGGTCCTGACCCCGACGCGGTTAAAACCGTCGATACTACATTTGGGCAGGTCATAGAAGACATCAATAAAGACGTTACTTCGGCCTGGCTGACTACTGACCAAATTGTTCCGCTTCGAGTCGAGTCGGTCAATCCACAAAAACATCCCATCCATCAAATCAGTATTCCAGATTATCCAAAACGATTTGATGGAGCAGGTATTTACGCAAATACCGGTCTTGTAGTTATCAATGCTCGCAAACGAGTGATTGTAGATACCAATGACGGTATCCATATGACCACAAAAGCTAATATTACCTTGGATGCCGACAGAGATCATGTATCTTGGACTACGAGAGACAGAAACGATAGAGTGGTCCGGGATTATCGCGAAACTGTTGGTAGAGACATCAACAGATCGGCAATGAGAGATATCATTCAAATTGCCGGGAATAGTCAGACATTTAACGCCCCCAATATTAGTTTTGTGGGTTCAAAAGTATATATTGGAACTCAATCATCTACAAATGAACCGCTTGTTTTGGGTGCAACTCTACGACAAGCACTGGAAGAGTTGATTCAAATTTTAATACTTGAACCGATTATCCAGACTACCGGCACTCCGGGAAGTCCATCGCCGCAGAGCCCGATGAGAATACAACAATTTATTCGATGGCAACAACAATATTTGGGCGGACAAAATCAAGCAAGAATTTTAAGTCTTGATAATTTTACTACTCGTAATAATGTTCGACCACAAAAAGCAAGAAATATTCGTCCATATCAAGAGGAATAACAAATGAAAAAGAGTGAATTTGATACCTTAATACAAACCGAAGTCATCAAACAGCTAAAAATTGTAATTCCCAAGCTGGTAAAACCATTGGTGCAGGAGGCGGTTGCTGGCGCACTTGCATCGTTGCTAGCTGAGGGCATTACAAAGGGTCCACCAACCAAGACGTCAACTGTATTGACTCCGAATATTCCACAGGCTAAATTTACTCCGTCTAAAAAGACTCCGGTACGTACCGACGAAAACGTAGAATTGGTACGTGATCGGTTACGTTCCAGAATGCGTTCTCTACAAGAATCACCCGATGCGATCGATGTAGACCCATCACAGTTCGGTGGCGGCCCTGTAGGTAATATTCTGGCTGAAACCGCATCCTCTATGGTAAACGGCGCCGAGGTGGAGTCTGTTCTTGATTATGGCGATAATTTGCCTGTTGATGTCGATACCGTAAATGCTATTACACGAGATTATTCAGCATTAATGCATCGAATGAAACAGACGGGTAAGCTCAATGGCTAATCTTGGTATTACACTTCCTTTGGAACGCGGTAATAATGGATATTTTGCTCAGGGTAGAGACATTCTTTCTCAAGCCAAAAGCAATTTGACAAATTTAATACTTACTAAAAAAGGAGAACGAATTTTACAGCCTGACTTCGGTTGCGACATCCACAGAATTATTTTTGAACCAATTACGGATGATAACGTAGCAAACATCCGTGGTACGATAGAAGGCGCTGTAAAGCTATGGCTTCCTTATATTAATATTGAAGATGTACAAATTCAACGAGATGAAAATAGAAATTCCATATTTACTACTATAACATTTTCAATTAATACCAGCGTTACTATCACCGATAGCATTACCCTTGTATTCTAAGGAGAACGTCAGTGGCACTTAGACGAATTAATAAGTCATTCGCTCCATCAAACAGAGATATCAAGTATTTAAGTAAAACATTTCCTGAGTTTAGACAAAATCTTATAGATTTTGCAAAGGTATATTTTCCTGATACTTATACAGATTTTAATGAATCGTCTCCTGGTATGATGTTTATTGAAATGGCATCATATGTAGGTGACGTTTTAGGCTATTACATAGATACAAATTTTCGTGAAAATTTAATGCAGTATGCTGAGGAACGAGATAATATTGTGTCTATGGCACAAGCATTTGGTTATAAGACTAAACCTGCCACTGCGGCAATCGGTGAAGTAGACTTATTTCAACTTTGTCCTGCAAAAGACATCACGGGAAATTATGAGCCTGATGAAAGATTCTACCTACGACTTGCAACAAATGCTGTGTTCTCTTCGGAAGAATTTACAAACGTTTCTTTTCGTACCATCCAAGAAGTTAATTTTTCTGATCCGAACGATAGAGAGATCACTGTATATGCAACAGATACAAACAATCGCCCATTGACCTATCTTATTAGAAAAAAAGCAAAGGTTGTTTCTGGAACTATCAAAAGTTATGTGATATCATTCGGAAATCCTGAACGATTCGTTTCTGTAGAACTTCCTGATGAAAACGTTCTTGATGTTATATCCGTTGTTGATTCTAATGGAAACAGATGGAACGAAGTAGATTATCTTGCTCAAGATCTAATATTTGAAGAAGTAGTCAATACCGTAACTGTTACCGATAACAATTTTAGTGTACCACCAACTTATCTAATACGAATTCGTAGAACCCCCAGAAGATTTGTAACGCGATATACCGAAAATTTAAAATTGCAACTAAATTTTGGTTCGGGCGTAATAACCGACACAGACGAGTCAATTAACCTAGAACCAAAAAAAATATCAAATAGTGAATATCAAACCAATTTAGCATCTACATCGTTAGATCCAAGTGATTTTCTATCGTCTCGGTCATATGGACTAGTTCCTAATAACGTTGATATGGTTATCACATATACTGTTGGTGGGGGAATAGAATCAAATGTCCCGTCTAATACGATAACCCGCATCGTTACAGTAGAACCACTTAACGATATAAGTTCTTTTACATCACAAGAACTTTCTTTATGGAATGAAGTTGTACAATCACTGGCAGTTAATAATGATATACCTGCTACGGGTGGTAAAGGCGAGGAAACCGTTGAAGAGATTCGCCAAAACGCACTTGCGTTCTTCAATGCCCAAAACAGATTAGTAACCGTAGAAGATTATATGGTACGTGCATACGCTATGCCTCCAAAATTTGGAGGTGTCGCTAAAGCATTTGTAACCAGAGATGAACAAATAAATAATATACTTCGATCCACACAGAATCAAGCTGAAATCGTGCCTGATGGAATTTTCGTTGAGAACCGCCCCGGCCAAGGTGTTATCAACATGTATGTGTTGGGATATAATCAACAGAAAAAACTAACACGACTCAATCTTGATACCAAGAAAAACCTCAAAACTTATCTTGATCAATATCGAATCTTAACTGACGAAGTACGGATTCTTGATGCTTTTCCAATCAATATTGGCATTCGATTTAAGGTCAGTGTTTATAAGAACTACAATATGAATGAAGTATTGGCTCGAACAATTGATGCCGTATCAAATTTCTTCAATATTGATAAGTGGCAAATCAATCAACCGATTATTATCAATGATTTGTACATGGAAATTGCTTCTGTAGAAGGAGTACAGAGTGTGCTTGACGTAGAAGTATTTAACCGTTATCGTTTCCGTGACGGTGCAGATTATGAAGATTATTTGTATGACATCAAAGATGCAACACAAGATGGAGTTATCTATCCATCCTTGGACCCGTGTGTTTTTGAAGTGCGTTATCCAGAAAAAGACATCATTGGCTCGGCGATACAGTAATGCGTATTCATTTCTCTCCTACACAAGACGCTTCAATATACGAGGAGTATAGCTGGAGAAACACAGGTCTTGATGAAATTCTTGAGGTTGGTAAGAACGAATCGGGAACCAAACGAGTTCGTTCATTGATTTCGTTTGACTCTACAAACATCTCTCGTAGTTTTGTAGAAGGAAAAATTCCATCAGGTACAAGATTTGACCTGAATCTTTTTGTTGCACGATCAGACGATCTCAGAAACAACCAACAACTTTTTGTTCAGGCTGCAAGTCAAAGTTGGGTAGAAGGAACAGGATATTTCTATCAAAATACCAACATTCCATATACGGCTAGTCGCGATCCTAGTGGCGGATATTTTGAAACCGATGGAACTACATGGAAAAACAGACAGAATGGTTTGGCTTGGGCATCGACAGGTAGTCAGGGTATCGGAACCATTATATCTAAGTCAATTGAATCGCCAGTAAAAGACATGTCGATTGATGTTACTGAAATTGTATTGGCCTGGGTATCAGGTACAATTCCGAACAATGGATTTCTCTTGACGTTTGATCCGACTGCAGAAATTGATAATAAAAACTCTGGCAACATTCGATTTTTCTCTAGAAATAGTCATACCATTCATTTGCCTACATTGTCCGCAAAGTGGGACAACCAAATTTATTTGACTGGTAGTATGTCGGCGTCAAACGCTAGTGATGTAGTAATTCTTCCCCGTAATTTGAAGCCAAAATATAAAACCGGTGAAAGGGCTCGAATTGTGTTGTCGGTAAGAGAACGTTATCCACAAAAGACGTTTGACACAATATACTCAGCATATTCGGGAAGTAAAAGATTGCCGGCAACTTCATATTTTAGCATAGTAGACCAACAAAGCAATACCGTAGTAGTTCCGTTTGATGAATTTTCAAAAATTAGTTGTGATGGAACCGCAAATTATTTTGATTTTAAGGTTCAATCTATGTATATGGGTAGATACTACAAACTTATGTTTAAGGTAGTTGATGGTGAGTTTGAACACATTATTGACAACGGATATATCTTTTCTGTAGAAACCATATGACAGATATAAATGTTCTTAAATTGAACAACGTAACGGCCTCGTTTGTATCGGAGGTAGATCGTGTTCGATATCCCGATCAAATTTTTACCGATTCGTACCTTAACGATCCTATATTTTTTGATGCAGACGATAGATTACAAGATAGAACTTTAATAGCTCAGTTAAGCGGAACGGAAAACACAGTAAAACGAGATTATGCAGACTTTCTTCAGGTCGATGTTAACAATTCAAATCCCCAGTACATTTCCATAAACACAAATTCTCCTGTTTGGAACAGAGAACAATACTACAAAGTTTTTACTTCCGCAAGAACATCATTTACAGAGTTAATATAATATGCCAAATCTATTAAATTTTCCCGATAGATTGCCTGATAAACTTGTTGAAGAACGACCGAGCAGGATATCCAAATCAGAAACTTCTGAATTTCAAACCGGCAATAAACAAATATTATTTGGTACTACGCCGTGGGACGTATTAGAAATATGGATATATTTTCCAGATGGTAGGATTGCTGGTCATACCACACTGAGTGTAACCGATCCCGCAATAAAACTTTCTACGTCCATAGATAATAGCGGCGCCGCGGAATTTTTAAATGTAGATTTTGGAGATATTTTACGCCGATTGAATATAGAACAGGGACGATATGGACTGGTAATAAACATTTTTAGAAACGAGATCGGGTCGGCAGAAAATAAACCGTTGACAATAGAAACGATTAGCTCCGATAGAACGGAACTTCGATTATCGGCTCGAATACCCGACGAAAAAACACTTCGGGAAATTTATGAGTTTGTTGTCCCATCAGTTCCAAAAATTTCTGCTCAAGGATTAATAGATCAAACCTTTGGTGTTAGTTTGGATGTACAAGAAAACGAACGTATATCGGAAAAACTAGTATTGATGTATTTGAATGAAATATTTGCTGACACAGAACAACGAATAACTTTATCAAATTCTTCATCATCGTATAAGAAAATCATAGACTATCTTTTAAAAGAAGTTAGATCGGCAATTATACAAAAAATAGTTGATGATAGATACAATAGAAATATACAAGAACGAGATCTTATAATTTACTTAAATTTTGCGTTGGATGAAGCAATAACTAGACTTAAAGAGTCTGGTGAAATAGATAATAGATTTGAGGTGCCTTAATATATGACTGCTCCTTCCGTTATTGACGCGGTGTCTGTACAAAATGTAGGTCTTATAATTTCTCCTGAA